ATCAGGCGTGCCGGCGGTATGGTCATACGAGTGCGCCGTGGGCCAGATCCTGATTGGTACGGAGTAGCAATGGCAGCAAATCAGCACCCACAGCCAAATGCATCTACAGAAATACTAAAACAACTGGGTGTACATGCCAGCGAAACTGCCTGGATTGGCACCAAATTTGATGCAGTGCTGGACAATAATTCAAGCATGGACTGCCTTTATTTGCAAGTCAACGATCTGGTTCAAGATCTCCAGGACGCCAAGGTAAATCAGCCCACTTGATTTCAACCACACAATTTTGACACACAGTTTTTAGATTTCTAGCGGCAGTGTTGTTGAGATTTCCATCTACATGATACACCAACAGTTGGGCATTGTGTTTGGCCTTGAACCCACAGCGATCACAGGTGTTTTTCTTTTTATAACCAGCTGATTGCCACCGCGGCAACGGTGGTTTGATACGCTTGCCACGTTTTATACAATACTCGCACATGCGTCGATATTGCACTTGCTCATTGCGATAATAAGCAATGGCTCTGGCTCGTTGATTACAGGCCAAACACATAGGTCTCATAGTGTTATTTACAATATAAACCTACTAAGTAGGTATAGATACTCAGCATCTTTTTGACTTTTTCTATAAATATCAATAACTAGAAAAAGGAATTACCATGGCACTAACATCACCAGGCGTAGAAGTCACAATCATTGACGAAAGTCAATATATACCTGCTGCAACCAATTCAGTACCATACATACTGTTGGCCACAGCTCAAAACAAAGTCAGCGGCGCCGGTGCTGGAGTAGCAGCCGGGACATTGGCAGAAAATGCCAACAGAGTTTATCTAATGTCCAGCCAACGAGATTTGCTGGCCACTTTTGGAAATCCTTTCTTTTACAAAACCACTGCCGGCACACCTATCAATGGCTACGAGCTCAATGAGTATGGGTTATTGGCAGCCTACAGTGCTTTGGGTGTTTCCAACCGTTGTTATGTACAACGTGTTGACATCGATCTTGCTGAACTCACAGCTACCTTGGTCAGACCGACTGGAAATCCAAATGATGGTACCTATTGGTTAGACACTGCCAACAGTGTTTGGGGTATTTTTGAATGGAACATTTCTACCGGTGCATTTACCAATGCAGTTCCATTGACAATTTCTAGCACAAATGATTTAGAGCCTTTGAGCACTGTACCTTTGCAGAGCATTGGAAATATTGGAAATTATGCAGTTACAGTGACAAGTTTGCAAAATCCAATCTACTACAAACGTGGCGGCCCAATATTTCCAACCCAGACTAGTAATTCGGCTCTGGGATCTTTGTACAATACCTGGGTATTGGTAGGATCAGATGACTGGAAAACAGCGTGGCCAACTGTGCAAGGCGCATTGGCACCAACAACACTGACCGAGTTATTCAGTATCACCATCAATGACGTGGTGATAGGGGTACCTATTGCACCCAACAACACAGTGACTGGGCTCAGCGATGCTATTAATACTGCTTCTATACCTGGCGTAAGCTCGGCTGTAATCGGCGGAAGTTTGCAAATTTATGCAGACAGCACTGCCAGCAATGATGGTAGTACAGCCGGAGAAGGCATAGTTTCTATTGCAAACTTTAACGGTAATCCGTTGACGGCCCTGGGTATCACTGCTGGTGAATATATTGCTCCAGATTACTTGGCACAATATAGTTACAATGCTCCTCGCTGGGCGGCGAGTCAAATCAGTCCTCGTCCTACTGGTTCAGTATGGCAGAAAATCAACAATGTCAATTTGGGTACAAATCTTTCAGTGAAAAGGTTCAACAGCACTCTTGGAACTTTTGTGCAACAAAATTGTCCTGTGTATTTCAATGATGCATATGCAAATTTTGCGTTGGATCCTTCTGGTGGTGGAGAAAATATTCCGGCCGGAGCAACTTATGCACAGGTTGATGTATTGAACAACAACACAGCAAGTTTTACAATCTATGAAAAATTTGCTACCGGACCAACAATTGTCACTGGAAACACAGACACGCCTGGTCCATTTGTCAATGGCAGCACCTTTACAATTGCAGCAACTGATCCTGAGGTAATACCCACATCACAGGCAACCTTTTCTACTCCTGTGACTGCAACCTTAACAGGAACCACTGCGGCAGATTTTGTTGCAGCCGTAAGCGCCGCACAAATACCTTTTGTTGGTGCTACTATTGACAGCAGTGGTGCAATAGTGTTTACACACGAACTCGGCGGTAGCATTCAAATCAGCGGTACTCCTGTGATTTTGGCCGGCTTCAATACTACTCCAGCACCGCGTGGACTTAAAATTAACTATGCCAACGGAGTTCCGGCAGGGTTTGTTTTAAGCAACTGGATAGGAAATCCAAATTTCACTTACACAGCCAGCAGCACTGCACCAGACCAGGATCCTGCAAACGGACGCCTGTGGTATTACAGTGCCAGCACAGTGGCAGATATAATGATTCAAGACAATGGAGAGTGGAAAGGGTACCAGAATGTGACCAATGATGTACGCGGCGATGACTTAGCGTTGACAAATCCTTCTGGTCCTATTTTCAGTGCTACACCTCCTTTGTTACAGACTGATCAAACACAACTAATACCTGGAGATTTGTGGATTGATTCCAGCGATCTAGAAAATTATCCAGCAATCTATCGTTGGGATGCAGTGGACGGTGAAAATCAGTGGATCAGAATTGACAACACAGATCAAACCACACAGAATGGTATTTTGTTTGCAGATGCACGTTGGGCACCCAATGGCAACACAAACCCAATCACAGATCCATTGCCAACAATTCAAAGTTTGTTGACCAGTGACTATTTAGATCTAGATGCACCAGATCCGGCATTGTATCCACAAGGCATGTTGTTGTGGAACACACGTCGCAGTGGATTCAACGTCAAGTCTTTCCAAGTCAATTATTTCAATTCCTCTGACTTTCCAAATGAACCGTTGCCAACTCAAACAAATGCGTGGGTGTCACAAAACCCTGTCAAAGCAGATGGTAGCCCATACATGGGTCGTCAAGCACAGCGTGTTCAAATTGTACAAGCTCTGAGAGCAGGTATTGACACCAGTACCACAGCCAGAGAAGAACAGTTGGAATTCAATCTTGTGGCCTGTCCGCAGTATCCAGAACTGTTGCCTAACATGGTGGCCTTGAACAATGAACGCAATAACACAGCGTTTGTGATAGGCGACACACCATTGCGTTTGGCACCAGAGGATATTCAAACCTGGGCCAGCAACAACAACGGTGAAGGACTCAGTACCGGAGATGGATTTATTACACGTGACGTTTATGCAGGTGTATTTTATCCTAGCTGTCAAACCACAGACACCACAGGTTCTTTGGTTGTGCAACCGCCTAGCCATATGATGATTCGCACAATTATACGCAACGACGAAGTGGCATTCCCTTGGTTGGCACCGGCCGGTACCAGACGTGGCGTGGTTGATAATGCAATTCAAATTGGTTACATCAACGGTGCCACTGGCGAATTTGAAAGTTTAGGTGTTCGTCAAGGTCTACGCGATACCTTGTATGAAAACAGCATCAATCCTATTACATTCGTACCAGGAGTGGGCATTACCAACTTTGGTAACAAGACCACAACAGGTATCACAAGTGCGTTGGATCGAATCAACGTGGCACGTTTGGTTTCATTTATTCGTTCACGTCTTGAAAGCATTGGAAAGAGCTTCTTGTTTGAACCCAATGATCAGATCACCAGAAACGAAATTCGCAATACCATCGATAGTCTGATGATTGATTTGGTAGCCAAGCGCGGAATCTATGATTATCTAGTTGTCTGCGATTTGACCAACAATACGCCAGCACGTATTGATCGTAACGAGTTGTATGTAGACATTGCCATTGAGCCAGTCAAGGCCGTTGAGTTTATCTACATCCCAGTGCGCATCAAGAACACTGGTGAAATTGCGGCAGGATTGGCGGCCTAAAGCTACCATAAATAACAGTATATAGGAGATAACAAATGGCCGTTTCATCGCTCAGCAGAATGACAGTGCCCTTGGCAAGTGACCAAAGTTCACCAGTCCAAGGTTTACTAATGCCCAAACTCAAGTATCGCTTTAGAGTGATATTTGAAAACTTTGGTGTTAGCACACCCAGAACAGAACTTACCAAGCAGGTCATGGATTTTACACGTCCGTCAGTGAGTTTTGAACCCATTGATGTGCCCATCTACAACAGCACAATCAAATTGGCTGGTAAGTATGCCTGGGCTGATATTACTTGTCAGTTACGCGATGACGCAGGTGGTCAAGTCAGCAAGTTGGTTGGTGAACAACTACAGAAGCAGTTGGATTTCATGGAACAAAGTTCAGCAGCAGCTGGTATTGACTACAAATTCCTTACACGATTTGAAGTGTTGGATGGTGGCAATGGAGCCAACGAACCTATAGCTTTGGAAACCTGGGAAATTTATGGTTGCTACCTTAGCGAAGTCAACTACAACAACATGGACTACAGTGCCAGCGAAGTGGCCACAATCAGCATGACCATACGCTTTGATAACGCTGTTCAAACTCCATCCGGTTCGGGTGTTGGTGCTATCATTGGAAGAACTGTAGGCGACGTAGCCTCAGGCTAGAGCTCATGAGCTTCGGCCAGGATTTCTTACAAGGGTTTTTTACCCCTAACGGTCTCAAGGACTATGCTCATGCTTCTAAGACTTTTAGAACCAATGGGTATGAGAATAGTCCTAGGACCAAGTTTCTTTTTCATGTGTTTTTTAACATAAACACAGGACAAATTCCTCCTTTACAAAATGTGTTTGGTTCAACCGAAGTGGCCACAGTGGGTCTAATGGTAAAATCTGCACAACTGCCCACATACTCGGTCAGCGTTGATACAATGAATCAGTACAACAGAAAAAGATTGATTCAAAGCAAGATTGAATACAATCCTGTGCAAATTGTGTTCAACGACGATCAAGGGGACTTGATTAGAAACATGTGGTACAACTATTTTAGTTACTACTACAAGGATCCTAGTCAGAGCTATCAAGGCAATCCAACCACCAACGGCACCATTGGTCCGTTGCAAACTCTTCAGAACGGATTTGGATACAACACCAGAGATATCTACAGCGGCGATAGACAGGTCAACGACTGGGGGTACATTGGTGAAAGTTATTTTGACGGTACTAAAAATATTGGTGCCGGCAAAGAAGGTGGAAAACCTGCTTTCTTTAGAGACATTACCATATACGGCTTGAGCCAAAAAAAATATGTAAGTTATACCTTGATCAATCCCATGATCACTGAGTGGATGCACGATACCTACGATTACAGCCAAGGCAATGGCATCATGACCAATACCATGACCATACGTTATGAAACTGTGAAATATGGAAATGGAGCGGTTGGTGGCGCCACACCCAGCAACACAGTGCCAGGATTTGGCGATCCAGCTTATTATGACACAGTTAAAAGTGCTCTGGCCAGACCTGGATCCACTGCCACAGTGTTTGGACAAGGCGGCCTGGTTGATGCGGTTCAAGGTACATTTGAAGACCTGGCCTTGTTGGCCTCGGGCAAAGGTGGCGTACAAAATGTGCTGGGAGCAGTACAAACAGCAGGCACTGCTTTTCAAACATTCAAAGGCAAAGACATACGAAGCATTGTGAATCAAGATGCCAGACAGGCCAGCAGAGATATACTGAGAGCTCAATTGCCAGGTGCAGTCAGAATGGCAGTAAACTCAACCAATGGCATGTTGTTTCCTAAACCGCCAACCCAGAGCTAAGTAACTTACTATGGGCTCAGTAAATTCCTACAATCCAAAAGTTGATCAGACTGTACAAATATTTGATCAATTTTACGAGTACGAAGCCACGGTTGGGTCTCAAGAATACGATGCAGTGTACAGTTATTTTCGTAGTGTGTTTGGCACAGCCGATGCTGCTGGCAATTTCACAGTTACCTTGTTTCGCATTGCTGAACAAAGCGAAGTTCCTGTGATGACTTTGTTGCAACAAGTCGACGGACTGGGCGTTCCAGAACTGACACTGACTCTGGCCTACTATCTCAATGGTCTTAGAAGCAGCAGTACCATGTTGGGACTCAATGCGCCAGTAACTCCAAATTTTTATGTGTCTAGAAATGTTCGAACATGAGCAAGTTTGCGCAAGGCGTTTACACAATTAAGAATGTTCAAAAATATGTGGGTCGTGGACAACCCAGATACAGATCCGGTTGGGAACACGCATTCATGCGCTTTCTTGACAACAACGATCATGTGGTCAATTGGGCTAGCGAAAGCATCAGCATACCCTATCGCAATCCAGTAACAGGCAAGCAAAGCATGTATGTGCCTGATTTTTTAATTACCTACAAAAATAGAAACAATCAACTCATAGCCGAATTGGTAGAAATCAAACCCAAAAAACAAAGTGTAATCGAAAGCAAAATGAGCGCCAGAGACGGCGCTGTTGTAGCTGTAAATTACGCCAAATGGGATGCTGCAACCAAATGGGCACGCCGCAACGGTCTAACCTTCAGGGTCATAACCGAAGACGATATGTTCCGTAACGGCCGCAAATAAAGCCGGTAAATACGGTATGACTCGAAAATTGGAAGAATTATTTGATTTACCACCCAGTGGTTGCGAAAGCGAAGCCACGGAACCTGAAACGGTTCCTGCTACTCAAAATCAAATTAAAGAAATTAACGACACCATAGACAAGATTGACCAGGCCCTGCCCGCAGTCAAAGGACTAGATGCGTCAGACGCAGAAATGGATGACATAGCTGCCAAAGCTCAAGAAACTTTTGACAATTTAATGGATCTGGGTTTCAATGTAGACAGCAGGTATGCCAGTGAAATATTTGCTGTAGCTGGAACCATGCTGGGACATGCACTCACTGCCAAAACAGCCAAACTCAACAAAAAGCTCAAAATGGTAGAACTACAATTGAAAAAAGCTCGCATGGATGCAGATGGCAAAGGTGACGAACCCACACACGTAGCGCATGGGCAAGTGTTGAATCGCAATGATTTGTTGGAAATGATCAAAGGCACACAGAGCCAAAACAATAACAAAGCATAAATATCATATAGGGATACAAATATGAAAAATTTTCAAGAATACCTGGCAGAAAGCCAAAGAACCTACAACTACAGGATCAAAATTGTAGGTGATATCGAGCCTGCTTTTCTCAAAGCACTGGATGAAAAACTCAAACAATTTGACCCTGTGAAAATTTCAGAAGTCAAAAAAACTCCTATTCAGCTCAAGCCAGCAGACTTTCCTGCGCATGCCAACGAAAGTGTGAATAGCATGGAATGTGAATTCCGCTATCCAGCCATTGAGCCACAGATTCAACAGATTGCTCAGTTGTTGGGTATGGATCCCAATCGGATTCGTTTACTAACTTCAGCGCATGAGGAAAGTCTTGATATTGAGCGTGAAAAGATTGAGGAGCAAAATAAAGATTTGCTGACTGACACAGATTATCCTGCACCAGATGCAGAACAGAAAGCACTCAAAAAAGATTATTCAGCTCCATACGATCAACATGCTGTACTTAAAAATACTTACCGCAGTGAATTTACTGTAGCTGGTGGAAAAACTCCGCCAGCCAGAACCACAAACGAATTGCCCATGGGCGACAAGAGTCCAATGACCAAAACTCTGCGTCCACCCAAGCCAGCTACCGGCGCCAACCCAAGAGGATAACAGCATGACATTTTTTTACGACCTAAACAAGAAACTGGCCGATTTGGCCAAGAGACAAGATCTCACTGAGAGTGCAGAGGCAGTGTCAGAACGTGCCACTGGTGACTACTCAGCCAAGAAAGCTGCTGCTGGTAAAGACATTGGCAAACCTGGCAAAATGTTTTCAAAAATTGCCAAAACAGCAGGTCAAGAATATGGTAGCAAGGCAGCCGGCGAACGTGTGGCTGGTGCTGTACTGAACAAGTTGCGTGCCAAAGAAAGTGTTGAAGAGTCAGACATGGACGAAAGTGCCCTGCAAGCATATCTGGGAAAAAAGAAATACGGCGACGCCGGCATGAAGGCTTTACAACAGGCCGGCCGCGACGGTGCCAGCAAACAAAAAATGGCACAGATCCGTGCCAAGCATGACAAAATGGACGAGCAAATGGCCGACGAAGGCAATGCGTTCACTGGTGCACTTAAAAACACACCCAAAGGTGGCAAGTTTAAAGTAGGCGGCAAAGAGTTTACAGATACAAGTAATCTTGAAGAAATTGGTATGACCCCAAAGCAAAAAAGTTTTGCAAAACTGGCACCTCCCAAAGACAAAATTACATTTGCTGACAAAATTGCTGGCGCTAAAAAAGAAGTAGATGAGATGTTGTGTGATGTGGCCGCAGAAGCTATTAAATCAGCTATCAAGAAAAAAGAAAAAGCCAGTGACAAGTCAGCATTCAATCCTGATGTGGCCAAACGCATGTTTGCAAACAAAGATGAACACCCACGCCACGATGTCAAAGACACAGGTTATAGCAAGCGTTACACTCGCAAGGCCGAACCAGAAGACAAAGACGATGCAGAAGTAAGCGACGCTCCCAAGAAGAAAGGTCGCCCAAAAGGTCCTGAGAAAGGTCCTGAGCGCACTACCAAAGGTGCTTGGAAGCACAAAGGCGATCGCAAAGAAAAAGCCAAAGAAGATCTAGACACCGACGGTGTCATGATGACACGTCAATCAAACATGAGCAGTGAAGGTATTGATCCAGCTGATCACGGTGAGTATGATCGCGAAGGCGAAATGGCCAAACAACAAATGCACACTATCATGACTGCAGCCAAGAAATTGCACAGCATGTTGGCAGATGATGAGAATTTGCCAGAATGGGTGCAAAAGAAAATTACCTTGGCCAAGGACTATATCGATTCAGCAACTGATTACATGGCCAGCCGCGACGCCGAAGATGACGAGCAAACAGCCCTGGGCGAAAAAGCAGTGAGCAAGTCGCAACGCAAAGCTGCTGGAATCGCACATGCTGCCAAGAAAGGCGAAGTGCCCAAGTCAGAATTGCGTGGTGCATCAAAGGAAATGGCCAAAATGCCAGCAGGTGAACTCAAAAAGTTTGCCAAGACCAAAGAAAAAGGTCTGCCAGAAAAAGTCAAAGCCAAGAAAGAAGAGTCAGTGGAAGAAACTTCTGAAGCACCCAAAGAGAAAAAAAGCTCAGGTGGATTTCAATTTGGCAAAGGTGTATATGAAAGCATGAACTCTAAGTTCAAGCAGGCACTCACAGAAGGTATGAATGTCAGCGTAAACATGAGCACCGGTGCTGACGGACAACCTACCAAGAATATCACAGTATCTGCAGAAGGTGACGATGCTGAGGCGTTGGCCAAATTGTTGACCATGGCCGGAATTACCCCGGGCGAACCAGGTGAAAGTGAGTGCCCAACCTGCCACAAGACTCCTTGTGGTTGCAGCAACGAATTAGATGAAAATTCACCAGACTGGCCTACAAACACAGAAACGTCAGATGATGCACTACAATACTCGGGCGGATTAAACAAGCCCAAGTCAACAGGTCAGACCACAGTGCCTGTGATTGCCAGCCAATTACGCAGACAAGTCAGCATGGAAGAAAGTGTTGAACTTGAGCGTAGTCTGTTTAAGCTATATCAAAATTACAAAGCCCAATGAAAAGTTTAAAAGATTATATTGTTGAGAGCACCGAATGGCTAAACTCGCCTGCCGAAGGCGATGACTTTGTCATTGAGTTGCCCGATGAAGTCGTCTGCGAAACCTATATTTTAGAAGTAGCAGATGATTGTATTCTTTTAGACAGCACTGAAGAAATCAATGCCGCTTTGTTAGAGTGCGCCATTCTCGAAGACACCGACGAAGGTGAGTCAGGTGTAATCATGGAAGGACAAATGAAACAACTTATGTGGCGTGATGCGGAACGCATGACCTTAACACAGTTTGTGAACAAGTACGGCAACGAAGATTGGATTCGAGAGTTTTGGAAAAACATTATGGGTCCTATGTCCGAGGCCGACTATCAAGGCCGTAACGTACCCCTGGGCAAGCCCATGCAAGGTGATGTCAAGAAGTTTAAAGTTTATGTGCGTGACCCTAAAACTGGCAATGTCAAAAAAGTCAATTTTGGCGACAAGACCATGAAGATCAAAAAGTCAAATCCTGCTCGTAGACGCAGTTTTAGAGCACGTCACAACTGTGCCAACCCAGGTCCACGAACCAAGGCACGTTACTGGTCTTGCCGCAAATGGTAACGAAAGAAAATAAAAATGCCCGCAAACGTATACACTTCATTGGCTAATGCCACAGTCTACACAGATAAACTGCAGATTACCACTACAGCCAACGCTGTAACCTATCAGGCCTATGCCACTGCCTTGGGTAGTGCCGCACCAGCTGGCAACATCTATTCAGTACCAATCTCAATTCCAGCCAATACCGTATTTGAAGTGTATTCGGGCGCTGGCAACAAGGTCACTGTGTTGGGTACTCCGTTTACTGCCTTGGAACTGGGTACAGCCAGTTCTGCTCAATCAGGTGTCATTGGCGGCGGCGCATAAACATGCGAGCCCGCGAATTTGTAGTCGAAGCCGACGGCAATGCTACTATCTCCAAACGCAATCAGTCTAGCACACGAGGACTTAACACGTTCAGTGACGGCGAACGCTGGAACACTGACTACACTCTGAATCGGGTCATGATGGCTGTTGCCTGTACCGACGGTACCTTTGTGCCAGACATAGACAAAAAAAGTTGGTTTGGCAAAGGAAAAACAGCACATCCTTACACACAGGAAGAACAGGACATGATGAAAATGGCCTACAAAGCTGCTGGTGCCGACTGGTCTGATTTAAATTCAGGCAACATGACCAGTGAAGAAGTTCCAGGAACCAATATTCAAAGTCCTGTCAAAGGGTTTCAAGGATATCCTAGATGAGAGCCAAAGAATTTGTTACAGAAAATCGTGCTCGGTTGCCAGTTGAGGCAGCCGGACCCATGCACGACACCTACATGTTGCCTGGACTACGTAATAACGATGCGTACCGTAGCTACAGATTTGGTGTGGCCATGGCTCGGGCTCGAGCCGACCTTGGCGGTCCTGGTAAAGACCTTCCACAGTGGAATTCAGAAAGTGCTATGGGTATGTATGGTATCATAGCAGGGTTTGACGAAACAGTAGATCCTGTGATTGACCTGGCACTAAAAATGACCAACATAGCGGGCGGAAAACGACCTATAAGTTCAGATGCCAGCGAAGAGCCTGGCTATGTAGAAACAACAAGTCCTGTTAAAGCATTTAAAGGATACCCAAGATAATGGCCAACCCACCACCACCATATGACGGACTGACAGGTATTAGCCGTACGGTAATGAAAGACAATGCGCAGGAGTCTGTGACCAACTACAACGGTAATGCTAGACCTGCAGAGATGACTGTAAATATCAACACCAATGAAATTTACATCGGCAATGCCACCGGAGCCTTGACAAAGGTGATACAGGTGACCGGCGCAAATACATATTTGGGCAATGTTCGCACTGTATCTAGTACGACTGGACTTGAAACACTTTATATAGACTCAACAACCGGCGAAATTGTGCGGTACCAACCCTAACTAAATAATAGATTATGGCCATCCCAGATCCTTCAGAAGTAGCACCGTGGTACCTACGTAACATAACGCAGGCCTTGGCCTTAGACGAAGCCACCGGCAATGTGTATGTACGCACAGATGCCAACATTGGCAATATCACAGTGGGAAATATCAGTGTTGGTAATGTTGGTATTAGTAGCCTTGGTAATATACCTATTTCTGGCAATACCATGCCGGTGTCGGGCAATATAAACATACCAGGCAATGTCACAGTACTACAAGGCACTACACCGTGGGTAGTCACGGGCAACACCAACGTGGCCATCACATCAGGCAACGTGGGTCTCACTGGCAATCTAGCCGGCATAACAGCCAATGTCACGGTAGTAGATGGTGGCGGAAGCCTTACCGTAGACGGCAACGTAAATGCCACAATCACTGGTGGCAATATTGCCACAACTATAACAGGCACAAACCTAGATGCGTTTGGCCGCTTGCGTGTTAGCAATCCTTTTACCCTGTTTGACAGTCAAAATCGTTACATAGACGGTGATCAGTTCAGCAATATCACAGCCACAGGCGGCAATGTGGTGTATGTGGCCAATGAAAGTTCATTCAATCTAAATGTATCTGCGACCAGTGGAAGCAGTGTAATAAGACAAAGCAAAACAGTGCAGGCTTATCAACCTGGCAAGAGTCTGCTGATCATGAATACTTTTGCCATGGCCACACTCAAGGCCAACTGTCGCCAGCGTGTAGGTTACTTCACAGCCGACAATGGCATATATTTTGAAGCAGTAGGCACCACTTTGAATCTTGTGATTCGTAGTAGCACTACAGGCAGTGTAGTTGAAGAAAGAATTCCACAGGCTTCCTGGAACGGAGATCCACTCAACGGTGCCGGAGCATCTAGCATCACACTTGATCCCACATTGACACAGATCTTTTGGTGTGATGTTGAATGGTTGGGTGTGGGCAATGTACGAACAGGCTTTGTGATCAACGGCCAATTCATTGTGTGTCACACATTCCAACATGCCAATCAGCCTGGCAACACTACAGTATACATGACCACTGCCACACTAAATCCGCGTTATGAAATAACCAATACCGGTGCCACCAGCGGAGCCAGTACTCTAAAACAAATTTGTAGCACTGTGATAAGTGAAGGTGGATTTGCAC